GAATACCGTTATTGGGGCTGGGTAAGGGTGGATTTCGGAATCCCGAACATGGCCTTCCGCACGCCAACAACACACGTCATACACATTATAATACATACATTGTATGTATAAATTTAGTTAAATAACTTAAAATTAAATAGGTCCCTAAAATGTTAGCCTCATTTTGTATGAATGCTAACCGATCGATATAATTTTATTTCAAGTTATCATTAAATAGGTATTGCAATTGCTTAGCCATTGTTATATATTTAATTAGGTAAAGAACGATTTAATTATATAGTGGATATAGACAGTAGGCATTGTAGTAGTAATTGTGCTCAGGAAAACCGGGGGGAGGGTCCCCCACCCCCAAATTTTTGACGGCGGCTGTTATTATTACGAACCCCACTATCCCCACTAAAAAAAATTAAATTGGAAGTAAAGGAGAAATAAATGATTAAAAAAACTAAGGGGAAGGTAATGGTAGCAATAGACAGTAATCGTGGTGGTGGATGGTCAACTAGGTGGACTATATGCCCAATGGACTACGAGGTTAATATTTTATTTAAGGCGTTGTTATCTGGGGGGTCTAGTGAGATGGGTGATGTATTAATTAATAAGATATACGAGTTATGAGGAATTGATTGGAGCAAAAAATGATTGACGACGAGAGCACAAAGGAAGAAATACTGAAAGCGGTGAGGGCGAGTGGGCTGTTGTTGCGTTATGCAAGTTATGAACTTAGTAATGACCCTGAGGTGGTTCTGGAGGCGTTGAGGAGTGATATTGATGCTTTTGAATATGTAAGTATGGGATTGAGAATCGAAATGGTGGAGTGCTGGGCTAAGAGCGTCGAGGCAAATAAATAAATGACAGATACATATTTTTACTATGACAAAAATAAAAATAAGTTTATTGGGTGTTCTTATGGTGAATACATAGAAGTAGACCCAGAATGCCAGTTGGATAATTTTGATAAGGTTAAACATGATGAGTTTATTTTGGCATACGAATGGGGTTTGCCGATGGATGAATTATGCAGTACCTATGTAATTTCAACAGTATCTTTATTTAATCCTCAAGATTCAATAAGCCATTCAATTTTTATCACACTGATTTCTAGTAGTGAAAGGGATTATAACGGGTACCAGAAAAGATACGCTTCTTTAAAGGAAGCAAAGGAAGGCCATGATGAAATTCTTTTAAAAATATTGAGGGGTGAAGAATTGATTGGAGGAAAATAAATGGAAATTGAAATAAGGGAATTTTATTGTGATGACAAGATGATGGCAACTTATACCAACAGTGGCGAGATATGCTGTTTTTCGTTTAACCCAAATACTAAGAAATCTTTAACAGGATACTATACAGATTGTACGTTATCTGAGGCAGTAAATAGATTTAAAAAAAAACACAGGAGGAAAATAAATGAGAGTAAATAAATCAGCAGGAATAAACAGAATTTTACATAGAGACAGAGCGTGTAATCCAAATATTAGTTATCACCAGAATGAGACTGTACGAAAAAACTATATCCGTCATATGCATTTAATTGAGAAAATCATAGGCCGTCCATTTGATGGGAAACTTACGAAACAAGAATGTAAAAAATGCATGGAGGCACTTAAAAAATGAAATTAATATTTAAGATTTTTAAAAAGGTAAGAGAGTTAAAGAGGGAAGAAAGAAGGTTAATAAGGGATATAAAGGTTAGACAAGAATCAGATATGTATCAAAGGTTTTACGAATCTAAGCACGCAAAAGATTATTTCGCAGAAATGAAAGATGAAATGGCGATTAGAGAAGAATACTTGAATAAACGAGAAAAAGAGTTAAACAGCTTACAAGTAAAACTAAACGATCAAATACTAAAACTAGGAATTGTACATGGAGTTAATAATGAAACTAATTGAAAAGTATATGTATATTATAGGGTCAAGACATGAAATAAAGACAACCAAAGATAAGGATGCGTATAAGCTGGAAAATCTTTATGGGACTAATTGGAATTTATATATAAGAGAGACTGACGATAGTTCACGTTCACTTGTTATATCCGATAATGGTGAAGGCATTAAGTATTTAGAGGGGTTAGGGATTGATATAGAGGGGGATGGGGTTAAAAAGGAGATTGCTAGGATTTTATATAGCATGGGTTTGCAATTAAGTGATAGCAAATGTATTTTTCATTATTATAAATGGAAATCAAACCTTGCCCCATTCCTTGTTTATAACGCGTTACGTGAAATTGAGGATATAGGGCAGATATATATTAAATACAACAATATTTTTAAGGATGCAGGAAATGAATAAACAACAAGTTCAAAAGCGAATCCATAAGAATAACCAGTTATTAGACTTAGATTTATTTCAATGGGATGAGAATAGCAAGGTATTGCGAACCAAGGAAAGTAATATACAGTGTTATTTTCATGGCATAGATGGGGTATCTTTTTATGTTGGTGGAGGGTGTTATATTTCGGCTGGGGATAACATTACGGTTCGTGGTTTATCGGATAACGAGATAAAAATTGGTAATCATGGTGATATACGAGCGTTTGATAATGTAAAGTGTGTATCTGGGGATGATTCCGTATTTAATGTTGGAAGCAATGTTGAAATGACAGTTGGTCATAATTCCAAAGGTAAGGTAAAGGATTGTTGTGTAATCGAGGTATTGGGGATGGGAACATTGATTGCTGGTAATAATTGCAAGTTTATTACTGGTGGCAATTCCATTATACGTATGGGGAGTAGTTGCAAGGTATACCGTTACGATATCAAGGAAATTATTGATATGGATTTAGTGAAGGATAAGCATGCAGATATTGCTAGATACGATTTAAAGATCGAGTTAAATGATAATGGGATTAGTGGATATAGGGTGTTACCAAGATATGGATATTAAAATGATAATACAGAGTATAGTAGACCGATTTAAGTTGTTATTTAGCGATATTATCAGTCGTTGGATAGCTAAACCTACGTCATATGGCGTATGGATTGTTATATATGGGACTAAAGCAAAAGGTAATGCGAAAAAGCAATTTAAGTTGTATCAAAATGCTTGGGCGTATTATGACGATGGGAAAGCGTATAGCCTGGATATTGACGGTGTAATTATAAATAGGACGGGGGTTCCATTTAAATATACCACTGAATCTGGGTTGCAGATAGACGATAGCCAGGTCAACAAAGATTTTTATACTAAAGAGAATATTCAAAGAAAAAACCGTGCCTACAAGAAGAAGCGGTTTATTAGGTAAGGAGGTTATTAATATGTCACCACGAGCAGTAGGTTATTTAAGGGTTTCCACACGTAAACAAGAAGTATCTATGCAGAAAATGGCTATATATGAGTATTGCACTAAGCATGGATTTAAGATTGATGAGGAAGTTGGGGATATGATTCATGTTATTTGTAGTTCAACTAAGGGGGTTGAGAATCGAATGATTAACCGGGTTTATGAATTAGAGGATGGTGATCATTTATTATTCTATTCGATATCTCGGTTAGCCAGAACACTTAGACAGGCCAATGAAATAATTGAGGATTTATATACGAAGGGGGTTGTAGTTCACTTAATTAAGGAAGGATTGGTATTAGACAGTAAGAAGCCTTCCCCGGCGGTTAAGATGTTTGTTAATATTTTAGCGTCTTTTGCCCAGTTTGAGCGTGAGCAGTTAAGTGAGCGAACAAAAGATGGGTTATATTCGGCTATGGCGGCTGGGCGGATGCCCGGACCCAAAAAAGGGTCAAAGCGTGGTAGTAAACTTGACAAATACACTAATGTTATTTTAACGTGGTATTGCGACCGCAATTGGAGTAAGGCAAGAATTGCAAGGAAATTAAATGATATAAAGGGGAAAGATGGGGAGCCATTGGGATGTTCATATATTTCTTTGCATAATTTCTTAAAGCGACGTGATATTGCGGCTTTAATAAAAGTTAAACAAGAAGAAATAGAAAATCAAGAAAACGAGTTAATGAAGCGAATTAATCCACAATAAATGGAGTATTATGCGCTCGCATGTTTTCGATTGATGATTTAAAAAACAAGATGGAGGATTCGGTTCACGAGTATTTGCTTGCCCGAGCCTCCATGCCTAATGCGTTAAAGAAGGGGTACGGGAAAATTGAGTTATCATTTCGGATAACGTGCGAAAATAATAAGCCAGCCTTTTTCCACCACAAAGAAAGTGTTGAGGAAACAATTAAGCCATGATTACGGCTAGCGAGGAGTTAATCCATAAATGGCGTACTAAGCCAATAACCTTTGTGCAAGATGTCATTGGGTTCCATTTAACACAAGAAGAACTTGATAAAAAAGGCGAATTATACGGTACTAGCCCAGGCCCACTAGGGTTACATTACATGCTAGACCCGTTACAGGTAGATATTATTCAGTCGTTAGCGGATTTATGTTTTGTGCAGTGGAAAAAGGGCAATGGGGTAAAGTTGCATGAGGTTGAAGAGAAATTATCAAAGAAAAAAGGTGTGTCTACCATGGCTGGCAAAGGTTGTGGGAAGACAGCCATTGCGAGCTTAGTCTCGTTATGGTTTTTGGTGTGTTACGATAATAGCAAGGTGTTTTTAATTGGCCCTAAATACGATCAAATTATGGCAGGGTTATTTCCAGAAATAAGCAAATGGTATAACCGATCCATAGAGGTTTATGGGGTAGAGGGGAATTACTTGCGTGAATGTGTTGATGTTAAAGGGGAAACCGTTTTATATACAGGGCAAGGTGATAAGAAATTAAATGCGGCTAAAGGTTGGTCGATCAAGATTATTACATTTGGCCAAAGTGCTAATAACAAAGAAAATACCGTTGGGTTACAGGGTAAACACGCTGATAATATGCTATTTATTACGGATGAGGCCCCGGGTATCCCAAATTACGTATTTGATGCGATAGATGATACGTGTACGCAGGCTAACAACGTAATATTCAATATTTTTAACCCGAATAAAAATACAGGTTGGGCAATTGATGCCCATAGTGCCAAAATGTCAAAATATTGGATTACGCACCAAATTAATTGCGAAAATAGCACTTTGGTAAGCAAAGATCATATTGAATATATGAGGAACAAGTTTGGTGTAGATAGCAATATGTATCGAGTAAACGTGTTAGGGTTGCCGCCATTAACCGATGACGGGGCATTTATAAGTTATGAGTGGATTCGGCAATCGGTTGAAGCCTATGATATGTATGACCCCGAAAAAGATGCCCCACTTATTACCGCGCTTGATGTTGGTGGTGGTGGCGATCCTAGCCAATGCGTCATTATGAAAGGACGTAAACTGATTAGATTTGAGAAAAACACAAGCCCAAATACAGAAGTGGTAGCGTCTTGGTATGAAGAATTACTGAGTGATTACGAGCCAGATGAATATTACATTGATGCGGTGGGGATTGGGCAAGGCGTTTACGATAAATTGGTTGCCATGGGGTATACAAAATTAAAGGGAATAAAAGGTAATTCTTTCTCAAGAAGTGATCGCTATTTCAATTTAAGGGATGAGTTAGGTTTTAGATTGCGAGATGCATTTGAGACTGGCAATATATATATTCCAGATGATGAGGAATTAATCAATGAAATTAGTTTATTGATGGAGGACCCAGAGCATCGAAGTGGTAAATTTAAGTTGGTCAGTAAAAAGAATGACAAGTTCAAGAAGGAAATGCGTGGCAAGTTGGGCTATGAAAGTCCCAACAAACTTGATGCTCTAATGATGTGCTTTTACAACAGATATGAAGTGACAATGAGAATAAAAGAAAGAAAAAAGGATAGATCATTTGTTTCAGGGAATATTATTCAGCAGTTAGACAACGCTTGGATGGCGTTATAGGAGGAAATTATGTTAAAACTTAGTTCGGAGGTTCTAGGCCACGATCATATTATATATATTAGGTCTGCCGTTGAACCGGAAAGTGTTACGGAAAATGGAGATGGGATTATTGGGTTTACCAGTGCTAATGAAGATGACGGGCATCAACACGAAATTTGGTATAACCCAGGGTCAATGGGGCAAGAAATCCCAAACCCAGACACCGGAGAACCAATGGTTATCCCAGAGAGATATTTTGTGCAAGAAGTTAATGGGCACACTCATGAGATATTGGACCAATATTTAAGTATTCCGTCCAATAAACGGGAAAAAAACCCCGAAGATTATGAAGAAATAAAAAAGAAGTATCTTCAAATTGCGGCTCAAGCCTATGATAATGATTGTAGCCAGTATCATGGTGACGCTATAAAAGCAGAGGAAATGGTTTTTGGTGGGGAATACCAGTGGGATGAATCAATTAAACAGGTATTGCAGAAAATGAAGCGCCCTTATTTATCATTTAACGTGTTAAAAAATAAAGTCAATACGTTAGTTGGATTTTTTCGGTCCGATCCAATGGTGCCAAAAGTTAAGCCAACTGAAGGTAGTGATGCAACGTTAAGTGACGTATATAATGCGTTAATTACACATACATTGGCTGATTGCGATTATAAGAGCGTTCAAAGTGAAGTTGTCACGGATATGATTATTACCGGTAGAGGCAATATCAATATAGGGATTGATACTAAGCATGGGGTTGAGTATGGAGACCCTATGATTGACCACCAAGACTGGGAGCAGGTGAATTATATGCCTCACCGTAAAAAAGACCTCAGTGATTGTGAGGGTGTCGTTAAGTGGAGATGGGTAACAAAGGATTATTTGTTAAGAATAGCCCCAGAAAGTAAGAAAAAAGATATTGAGCAAATGAGCGGAAGTAATATTCCCCATGATACGGCCCTATATTACACTGCTCAAAATGAGCCAATGTTATTATTCGATAATAATGTTGTCAATGAGGAAAAGTACAGATTAATGAATGTGACACGTCGAGAGTATAAAGAACGCCTTGTTATCTTTAATCCAGTAGATGAATATTATTTAGATGGGGAAGATGGAGCAATAGAATCGTGGTTATTAGATGCAAAAACTCGCAAACGCATCCTGAGTATCCCTGGGTTTACCAAAGACACAAGACGGGTTACAGAATATTGGGTTGGCACATTTGCCGCAGACATTATGTTGTATGACAGATTAAGTGAATTTGATGGATACATGACTATCCCTTGTTATGCTACTATACGTCGTGGCCGTATCAAAGGTGAGGTTTATGATTTAATTGACCCACAAAACGAATTAAATAAGCGTACCACAAGTTATATTGAGCTATTAATGAGGCTTGGAACAAATGCTGAAATATATGATGACGAAACTTTTAATGATGAAAATGATAAGCAGAACTATGAAACAGGGCGATCAACTCCAGGCGCATTACTTAAAGTTGCAAACGCTGATAAGCCCCCGAGAGAAAAAACACCACCTCGATTTCCAACAGAATTATTACAAATTGCTCAATTAAGCGAAAAACACATTGATTTAATTTCAGGTTTTAATACTGAGGGGGTCGCTGGTGTTAGAGGGGTTCAGTCCACACCTTTATTCCGCGAAAGACGTAATGCGGCGTTAGCTAATATTCAATATTTATTTGATAACTATAATATTATGTTGCGGCAACTAGGATTTAGATTGATTGAAATGTATCGAATATTGTATACCCCTGAACGGATTTACAGGATACTAGAAAACCATTCAAATGAAATGCGAATGAAAAATAATGACGAGTTTACTATTAACGGCATTTCATTTACGCAATATAACGCCGAGGCAATCAAAAAGATATGGGAAAACCCTGATTCCCTTAAATATGATATTGTTATTGATTACGGGCCGTACTATACCACTAAGTCTGATGAAAATTTTGCTACTTTCGCACAATTAGCGCAACAAGGTGTCCCAGGAATAACCGCAGATTTCTTATTGCAATTAAGGCCAGATATTGATGAAGCACAGAAAAAACGATTGTTAAATGCCGCCCAACAAGGTCAGCAAATGCAAGCACAATTAGAACAACAGAAAAATAATATTGAGATTGAAAAGACGAATATTGCACAACAAGGGCAAAACATTAGACAGCAACAGCAGTTTGAGCACGAAACAAGAATGAAAGTAATTGATAAGGGATTAAATCAAAGTTAAAATTAGTCAATTAACAATAAATAATTGACAATTTTATATTATTTATGTAATTCTGTAAATATCATAATAACCGCTTAATGGAATCACCATGGGCCTCACAGATTAATTCTTAGTAATTTTTCTGTGGGGCCTTTTTTTTTGGGAAAAATTCACATTAAAAAGTTAGGGCATAGCGACCCAAAAGGAGTAAAAAATGAGCGAAGAAGTCACTCAGGAAAAAAAATACAACCCAGCAAATGACTTGTACGGCGATGTTCCCAGTCCCGAAGAAGCAGAAGCGGTTGATGAAGTAGTTGAGGACGATGCGGACAAACAAGAAAAGTCCGAAGAATCAAACAAGGCCAAAGATGAGCCTCGTAAAAAAAGAAAAAAGAAGGAGTTCGTTTTTAACCGAGATAAATACATTGAAGACGGAATAACCGACGAAAGTGTATTAACAATGCTTGAGGAAAAGGATCGTGAACTTCACAAGCGCAATATTACCATTGGGAAGCAAGGTGCAGAAAATAAAAGACTAGAGGAAATTGCTAAAGAGCTTGAGTCAATTAAAGAAAAAGCTAAAGGTATTTCTGATGATGAATACAATGAATTGGCACTAGATAACCCGGCAGAGGCAAGAAAGCGTGATGAAGAAGCGAGAAAGGCCCAGGAACAAGAACAGGCATTAATAATGGAGCGCAATATTGAGATAAATAAGGGGATATTGGCTAAAACGGAGTCAGACACAATGGAAGCGTTGTCAATGACAGAAATAAAAGATGACATTATTGGCATATTGACTAAGGATTACCAAGAATTTGGATTAGATGAATCCCAGACCAATGATGCTGTCAAACACTTTAAAAAAGACCCGTTAAGTTTTATTGACCCAACTAATTTTTATCATATTGTGGATCGCATTCGTTTACAGCATGACGTAGATGATTTACGTGAAATAAACGCTGAATACGAAAGTGAAATAAAAAAATTAAAAGAGGAGCTTAAAAATAAGCCTGGTGAAGTTACAAAACGACTTAACCGTGTTAAAAATAGCCCTCATTTAGTTGATGAACCATTATCAGACACCTCTGTTCCCCCTACCTATAACCCAGCAATGGCCTTATATGGCTAAAAACCATTTATTTTTTTAGGAGGAAACTATGGCAGGATTAGCAGCTTCAGGAAGTCGGATGACACTTCTTGATTTCGCAAAGCGAACAGATTCAAAAGGTGGGATTCAACATATTGCTGAATTACTTACCGACAAAAAAGCATTACTTGGTGATTTATCTTTTAAGGAAGCTAACCAAGCAACTAGCGAATTAGTTACAGTTCGTACTAGTTTACCAGAAGCAAGTTTTGTTATGCATGGTCAAGGTGGTACGCCCGTTAGTTCTTCGACCGCACAAAACACTTTCCCATGTAAAATGGTTGAAATTTGGGGAGAAAACCCAGCAAGTGTTTTAACTAAAGGTGGAAACCTTGCGGCTAATAGACTATCTGAGTCTACCCCATTAATTGAGTCCATTAACCAAAAAGTTGAAGATACTCTTTTTTATGGTAATGCGAGTACAGATGAGAAAAAGTTTTCTGGGTTAGCTACATACTACAACAGTTTATCAGGGGAAAATTCTAGAAACGTACTTAACGGTGAAGCAACAGGTTCTGATAACACCTCAATCTATTTAGTTTCACATGGTACCCAAGGTGTTTATGGGGCGTTCCCAGCTGGATCAACCGCAGGTATTAAACATACTGATTATAAAAAAAGAATTAGTAATCAACCTGATGGAACTTTATTGGAAGTATATACTGAGCATTTACAATTTGAAATGGCATTTGTGCTTAAAGATTGGAGATATGCAGTTCGTATATGTAATCTTGATGTTAGCGCACTTCGAGCTGGCTCAGGTGCCGATCTTCCAGAATTAATGATTAAAGCGACTCACCGAATTGAAACTACAAAAAACGCTTGTTTTTATGTTAATAGAGCTGTTGCAGAACAACTTGATATACAAGCTAGAGCTGATGTTATATCAGGGGGCGGATTAACCTATCAAACCATTGATGGGATGCCGGTTCCTTTTTTTAGAGGCATCCCTGTTAAAACAGTTGACGCAATAATAGAGTCCGAGTCACTGGTATCATAAGGAGGAATAAATGGCACTAGATAAAAATTTAATTTTCGATGAAAATGCTGAACAGCTTACGACTGGGGCTAGCACCAACTATCTTGACCTAGCAATTGGTCGAAACATTGGCGCAGGTACCCCATTATATATTGAGAGCCTAGTACGCACAGCAATGACCGATGCAGGGTCAGATTCAACCATGACGTTGACCTTAGAAACTGATGATAACACATCTTTTTCTTCACCAACTGAATTGCAAACTATTGGTACTTTTTCCGCGACATCAGCCGCAGGAACTAAGTTATCAGTAGGTTTGGTTATTTCTGATTCAGTACAGCGATATATCCGTGTTAAATACACCGTAGCTAACGGCGACTTAACCACTGGTAAGTTTAGTACCTACATTACACCTATGCCATTGGTTAGCGTAGCATACGCAGATAACTTGGCATAATTTTCAAATTAAAGGAGGTGAAACAATGTTAGTTGAAGCAATATCAAAAGGTTTTTACATAGAAATAAAAGAAAAAGGGGATGTTTTCGAAGTCCCTGATGATTTTCCTTTGGGGTCTTGGACTAAAAAGGTTGAAGTAGCCTCCCCTACTAAAAAGGAACCTGTTATTAGCGAGAAACCAGTTAAAAGGGGTAGAAAAGCTAAGGTTCAGGAGTTCTAATTATGGCAACGTATGGAGTAACCGCTACCGTAGATAAATTACTAAAAGAAGTTATAAAAATATTGAATGGTCATATGGAGGGGTCAGACCCTTCCATAGAGCAAATGGAAGATGCAAGATTCGCTTTTAACCGATATTTAGATAATTTACCACAATTAGGTAGCCGGTTCTTCCTACGTGCCAACAGGCAGTATGTTTTTCCTGATGATAGCATTGTATTAGAGGGAGCGGTTAGATATCGTTGTATTAAAGCGTTTACAGCCCCTACTATAACCACCTATGCAACATCAACAAGTTATTCTGAAGGGGATAATGTTTATCCTAGTGTATATAATGGGTTTAGATATGAAGCACAGAATGCTGGTGATTCAGCAGGTAGTGCCCCAACATTCCCAGTAATACAGAATTACACGGTTGTTGACAATGATATCACATGGAAAGCCATACCCGATGAAAAGCCAAATGTTGGTTTAAATTGGCGAACGTATTTTAAAGAGGATTTATCTGCTACGGGTGGGAGTGCTTATGCGGCTGGCAATTATGTTAGAGCTGGTCAATTTGATTTGCAGTCAGATGAGGTTAGTATAGAAAGTGCATACATTAGAAAAAATAATGAAGATACAACCTTGGACATTGTTACTGATTACAATTTTCAGCCAGTAGTTGAAAAAGCATCCCAAGGAAAACCAACTCATATTTATATTGAAAATATAGGCGTTAACAAAAAAGCTCATTTGTATCCTAATCCGGATTCAGTGGGAATTGATGGGTATGTGTTGCATTATAAAGCTCAATTAAGAGCTGAAACCTATGAAGGTAGTACGGTATTAAATTTGCCTTCAGACACATTTACACAAATTATTTATGGCGTTGCTGATATGTTAGCAATGCAATACAACGTAAGTTCCGAGCAACAAATATTAATTAAGCGAAAATTAGAAGAAAAAGAAAGTGGAACAAAGTCATTGGAATTCGCACCAGTAAGCCCAGTGGCGAATGTTGTGAATTATGTATATTAGGAGGTCTAATTAAATGTCATCAAGCAAAGCTAAACAGATGGACTTGTTCCTTAACGGGTTACATGATTCATCAGGTCAGCCGCTTAAAAATTACAAAGCATATTTTTGGGTAAGTAGTGCGGCGAGCACGGCTAAAACTGTATGGTCGGATATTAATAAAACAAGCGTAATTGATCAGTCATCAGGGGTTACATTGGGGAATAAAGGTGAAATTGATGTGTATGGTGATGGCGAGTATTATGTTCAAATAAAAACCCCAGCAGGGGCATTATATGATAGCTTTACAATAAGCTATTCGAGTTCCGTAGATTTTGGTGGACTATATATTGATATAGGAGCGGATTACGGCACAACCAATACCGCCATTCAATCAGCTATTGATGATGTAAACCCAGCAGTTAATTATACATTCCTCTTTAAGGATGCGGAGTTCACAGTTGGGGCAAGTTTAAATTTCCCTAGCAACGTATTAGTTAAGGGAACAATGACAGCAACAATAAATCAAAGTACTGGAACAATCACCATTAATCGAACCCCTGAAATACCGGACTTCCAATTTTTTACAGGAACACCAAGTGTAAGCTATGGAAGTGCAGTTCAAGAAGTTAAACCAATATGGACTGGTGGTGATTCAGTTACCGATGCCGTTGATTTTAAAGGGTCAGTAAACACAACCGAATTAAAATTAAATTCAACGTCGGTAACCTCAACAGCCCCCGAATTAAACCTAGTAGATGGTAGTGTTGCTGGTGATGTGGTTAATAGTAAGGCCGCTATCTATGATGCAGATGGTACCTTGGATATGACTAAACTAGAAATAGGTGGATTAAGACAAGTTCCATTGCTTAACACGGAAAAAGGGTATTTGTATATAAGTGGGGCTGGTAATTTTGAATGTTCACAATCAGAAACCCCAGGCCAAAGCGTGCAAGTTGATGATCGATCATCAAGTACGTTTTTTGGTAGTGATGGGGCGGTTTATGTGTCATCCAATGCAAGCGTAGTTACCGTTAGTTTAACAAGTTCAGATGCAAGTAATCCACGATGGGATTTAGTGGAATTAGATGCATCAGCAGGCACATATAGCGTTGTTGATGGCACAGCAGCGGCTAACCCTACATATCCATTAGGAACAGCAGGTAAAGACCCAATCGCTTATGTCTACAGAAAAGCAAGCACAGCAGGTAACACCATTTATAATCGTGACATATTGGATGCCAGAATATCCATTAAAAATAAAAACGTTGATGGCCACTTTAAGACGAATTTTAGTGTTAATCAAAAGGAAGATGACGAGAATTCATACTATGACAACCAGCAGATGTTCCAACAGATTCCATTTGACACTAAGTTTGATTATGTTCAACAAGATAAAACAAACTTACAATACATTGATACAATATTGGTGCCAGCAGATTCAGTTAATGGTGAAGTTGTGTATAGTGGGACTTGGACAAATTCAGATGTCTCTAGCTATTTTTTTGGAAGGGCAAAAAGATCAAGCACAGCAAATTCAACCGCTATTTTTAGCTTTAGTGGAGTAAGCGTTAATTTAATATACTTGAAAGACAGTACATCAACAGGTTATATATCTGTTGAATTAAGTGATGATGATGGTTCAACATATCACAGTAAAAAAACATTCAATACTGAAATCTCTGGCGACTTTAATTACAAAAATGTGACCGAGCTATACCAAGGGCTCGAATACGGTGACTACAAGGTCAAAGTAACGATATTAACTGGAACTGATTCCGTGAGTATCGAAGGCTTTTCATACGCCACCTACTTAATCCAAACCCCAATGACACAAAAGGCATTTTTATCAGAATCACCAACGGATATTAATGATGTTCCCCCTTTGACAACATTATTTGGTGGTACATGGGATAGTATAGGTGGGACAAGCACAGCACTATGGAATGGGATTAACAATAATACACAACATAATTCTGCTACCGTGGAATATAAATTTTACGGTAGTTCAATATATGTGATTGGATATACATATAGTACCTATGATGCAACATTTTCGGTAACAATTGATGGCGCAACAACATATGTGAAAAATTCTAGTGTATCAATGCCCTCTTATGATGGGGATCACCCTGTTTGGGTAAGACTAGACAATGGATCACTTCCAGAAGGTGTTCATACAGTGAAAATAACCACGACATCAACAGGGGGGACAGAACAATTGGGAATATCGGGGTGGGCGCATTACAGCTCTAAATACCCAACAACCTGTGCTAGATCATTGATATGTGGGAAGGATAGCTATGCGGTTGGTTCAGACTCAACCGATTTTACCTATACCGGATCATGGACGGCCGCCGATTCTGGGCAATCATTTCTAGGGCGATACAAGACAACCACAACAGATGCTGATTATGTGACAATTACAACGCCCACAAATGTAAAGGCTATATACTTGATCAATCGTGTATCGAGTGATCGAGGTGAGTTAAAAATTAGTTTAGGCGGAGCGTCAAGCAATCTCAGGTATATCAATACCGACACAAATAATTATGGCCAAGGGTCATTTGTTCAAGTCTTGTACGATTCATATATTGACGGGATATCCCTCGACTCTCAAGAATTGAGAATCACAAAAAATGGTGGGTCTACACAGGGGTTTGAGGGAATAATATTTGAAGTTGGTGATGTTGTAGAGTCAGATAGTATATTTTGCATGCCAAAGTGGACAAGATATAACACATCAGCAAGTAATAAATCCCCTGTATCCACATCGCACAGATTAGATGTGTATGGTTCCAAGTCAGATGGATCAATTGGCCGTAAACCAATGGTCCATAGTGGATTTTGTTATCATTCATCTGGCAGTTATGTTCATTATAGGCATGGGCTAAATATGCAAGATATGACATATAAGTATGAATTTAGTAATGGGACTAAACCCACAGTATATCAGCTTAATTCATCGAGCAATAATGATTTATACAATTTGTATGGGGATTATGGCCTTATATCCACTAGCTCATATGCTATTAATAACTGGGTAAGAATTTCATTATTCCCAAATCGGGTCATATAACAAGGAGAGGCTTATGTACAACTATTATATAAACAACCAAAAAGTAGAAGAATACCCAAAAGGAAGTCCACGAGAATTTAGGTTTGGTGAAACCCATTATATTCCTATTATTGATATGGTTGAAGATGAGTCAGGTAAAGTAATTAATGAAATTAAAACCTTATCAAAAGCATTAGAGTATTACAGAGATAAGAACCAAGCTGAATATGAGCGTGTTTTAGCAATACAAGAGCATGAAAACCGTTGCAACCCAGATCACGAAGATTATAACTATGATTATGCGAGACAATTTGGCAATAAAAAATACGACGACATCAAAGAGCAGATAGACAAGTTCTGGCATGATATTGACCAAGACAAAACATTAAAAGAGGGGGAGTTCTATTTACATCGCAAAAATGTTAAAAAGGATTATCCTGGGTAATGCCTTTCCAAAAAGTTCAATTAAGTAAGCCGTATTACAATGTTGATAGCACATCATTATTATCAACTTGCGAGTTAGTACAAGATGGCTTTATTGATGAATTTAATGCATTCCATAAGCGTGCTGGTTATTCTCTATTTTCTGATTTAGGAACCAATGCCGATGTTATGGGGGTTTATTTTAGCGTAGATGAAGGAAAGTTGGTTGCAGTAAGCAAAGGTAAAACCTTTATGATTACAGATCGTTATGGGGCTAAAACGGATATTACAGGGGATACGCTACCTATTGACCAAAGAGTACAGTTTAACGAGTTTAAGTATGGTGGAAGCAATTATTTATTTATGGTTGCCAATAGCACCCCTATATTTACCAACTTTACAGCTAACACCCAGACATTAAGCGCATCAAGTACACCGCCATTAGTTGGTACGGCACCAACCAATGTAACCCATATGATTGAGTTTTTTTCATATTTAATATGCTCAGAAAAAAATAGTAATTCATGGAAGTTTAGTTTTCCTGGGAACCCATTTTCATGGACATTATCAGATAGCTACCAGATGATTGGACAACAAAATGTTAAAGGGTTGTTTAAGGGTGCAAATAATTTTCTAGTGTGTTCTAGTACAAACATTGATATCTGGGGCCAAAGTGGTGATTTTTTAAACCCATATTTGAGTTCAGTTAAAGCTCAATACGCACAAATAGGGTTAGCGAGTCCTTATGCCTCAGTAGTTATTGATGGCACACGAATGATTTTTTTAGATAAGACAAGGCGTTTAGTTATGTTAGAAGGTAGTAGCTACATTGATATGGGGATGGCGATTAATAATGAAATCCAAAACTTATCAACGGTAGAAGATGCAGTTGCGTTTAATATTGTAATAAATGGTAAAAACTTTTTAATGCTTAATTTCCCATCAGACAAAAAAACTTTTGTTTATGATTATATAAGCCAAGCCTACTACAAATGGTCATCATGGGATGAAGCAACGTCAACTAGAAGCCTATTTAGAGCAAATTGTTATACATACGCATCGACTTGGAATAAACACATAATTGGGGATATTAATAATGGTAAATTATATCAATTGGATGTTAATTCTCATTCAGATGATGGAAATACAATCAATGCGGAAATCATCACCGGTCACATTAATTATGGGTCCGATGGTTTTCTCAAGCAACCAAAGAAAGTCATTGCCCGTATTCGACGAGGTGATGGTAAAGAAGGTTCCGTTACCGATAGCCCTAGAATACTTATTAGGCATCGGGACCAAAATGAGTCATGGAGCAATTTTAAAGAGGTACAACTTGGGCCTATTGGCGACACCAATTTTCGGGCTATTTTGTATAATTCTTGTAAGCCGTACTATAGCCGCCAATACCACATTAAAATGCCAGACAATGCTAAGTTTGTTTTATCTAGTATCGAGGAAGAATTTTGAAGAAACACATTATTCCCACAAGATTAGACGGTATCAATAGAAGTGATTACGCTGATTGTACAGATGTTGCATCAGCAATTACATTGATTAATCGCTTAAAGGATTATGTCATTTTGAGTGATGCGTCAGTGCGAAACCAGGTGAACCAGTTAATTGATGTTGTTGAAAGTATGGACCAAAAAGCAACGTATGAAAGTTAGAAAAGCAGAAATTGCAGATATAGATGCGTTAGAAGTCATTGCGAGTAAGTCTTACAAGAAGATGGAGTTCCAAGGGGAATACGATTCTGATTATTTCAAAAAGATATTAAAGGGACAAATTGAAAGTGACGATTATATTATTTTGAAATGTGTAGATAATAATGTGATTGTTGGGGGATTATTTGCGATGCTTATTCCTGAAATGTATAGCCCAACAACAAATCTCATATACCAATTTGCAATGCAGGCAGACCCAGATTTGAACAAGGTAAAACAAGGAAGGATTTTATTAAGTCTCATTTATAAATTGGAATATATGGCATTTATGTTTGATACAAATGAGATTGCATTTAGTGTAGATAAAAAATACGACTTATCCAAATATTACGATCGTAATGGGTATACATTAACTGAAAAAAAATATAGTAGGAGGTTAAAATAGTATGGCACCAATTATAGGCGCAGTAATGGTAGGGTCCGCATTAATACAAGGGGATCAAGCAGCTAAGGCAAGAAGGGCAAAAATGAGTGCGGCAGAACGTGCAAAAGAAGAATTAGGATTAGGTAAAGAGGAATATGATCGACGCATGGATTTAGCCTCAACCGATCTTGATACCGCTTATGATCTAGGTTTGCAACGTATGGAACAGGGTATGGCAGAAATGCAAGCCGGATACCAACGAGCTAGAGGAGACTTAGATGTTGCTAGATCGGATATTGAAGCTGGGATTGAGCGATTTGACCCGTATGCACAAGCTGGAACTAGGGCCTTATCTGGCTACGAGAAAATGCTGAATCAACCAAGTTCTATTTTTGATAGCCCTATTTATAGTTCCAAGGAAGCAAGGCTTACTAAGTTGTTATCAGCACAAGCCGCACAAACAGGGCGTTTAGGGGCATCAGCCGATATTACAGCAAGTTTTGCCCCAGCATATCAACAATTAATGGAACAAGAGTATGCAAGCGCATTAGGTAGGTATCAGCCATTGATCCAATATGGTTATGGTGCCGCAGGACAACAAGCTGGTTTAAATCAAGCCTTAGCTGGTGTTGCTGGTAAACAAGCATCATATGCGGCTGATTTGGGTAGGCGAATGATGGCAGGGCGAGCATATCAATCAGGATTAGATGTTGAACGTGGTCAAAAACAAGCAGGGATTCAAGCAAGCCGTGGAGCTATGGAGTATACCCATTCAGGAAATTTAGCAAACATTGAAATGGGAAAAGGGGCCATAGAGGCAAACTACTTTAACCAGATAGGCAATATTTATGGAGGTTTAGCTGAGCAAGCTGGGGAATTTGCCGGTCAATTAGTAGGAGGTATGAAATAATGTTACGGATGCCAGGATATATGACCAATGTACAGCCAATGCAGGTAGCACGACCAGTAAGTTCATTCTTTAAAGGTTATGAAGCGGCTACTGATAGAGCCTATAAAGAAGGTGCGTCACAATTAGCTAGAGAAACATTAGAGTATAATAAAAAGAAGCTGGCAGAGGATGCACGGTTAAGGCAAGAAAAATTACAAAGAAAGAAAAATAAAGCCAAAGCACAAGCCCAAGAAAACGCATTATATAAATATATTGATGATGCTCGTGAGGGTAATGTTCCAATAGGACAAATCCAACAGCAAGTAAATCAAATGTACGATAATAGCTCAGAATATAGGGAGATGTTAGGTCAACCCAAAATACAAGTAACCCCTAAAGGGCGAGTTGTTATGACTGAGACAGGTATAGTTACCCAAGAAAAACTTGATGAATTGCTAGGGCAAGGAACAATAGATCAAGATTTTTATGATCAAGCGGTCCCTAATATAGGCAAAGAATATACCTTTGATTTTGCTAGGAATCCACAAGGTGGGTTTATTCCAATGAGTGTTAAGTTTAATCCAGTAGAAATTGAAAAAGACCAAAGACCAGATGCAGGCAATATTGTTAGTTTGGCCAATTCTTTATTAAGAAGAAAGAATGTGGCTGGGCAACCAGAGTTTACAACAGAACAGGTTATTGAAGAGGTTGAGAAGATTATTCCAGGAGCCCGTTCAATATTAGAAGGGGTTGTACAAGATGGTAATCAATTTCTGGACATTGATACCCCTACAATTCCTGATACATCAGATAAGGGTAAGTACATATTTGATACTATGGAAGAAGCAGAAGCTGCAAATATCCCTATTGGGACAACAGTAGTTATTGGTGGGGAGGAGTTTACTAAACAATAATGGTATTTGTTCCTGTAGAAAAAGAATCCAGTTTTGTTCCGGTAGAAAAAAAATCTACGTTTATTCCGGTGGAAAAAAAATCAAGTTTTGTTTCGGTAGAACCCGAACCCGTTGAAAAAGACGAGACACTAGAAGAACTAGAAAATAAGCAAAACTTATTATTTAAGGTATTAGACAATGTCAACCGTCCACAATATGCCGTAGCTAACGCTATCTACCAAGCATATACTAATGATGACTTTAAGTTAGGGCAATCGTTATGGGATGGGTTAAGTCTTCAAGAAAAACGCAGTGTAGGGGATACTTTGCGTGAAGTTATAGAGCCAGAAAGTAAGTTTGGTAAAATAGCAACGGGGGTAGGTGGATTTGCAGGGGATATATTAACGGACCCATTAACTTATGTTGGTGTGGGGTTAATAACTCAACCCCTAACTAAAGGCGGTAAATTATTAAAGGTTGGTACGCAATCTTATAAAATGGCTAAGGCCGCAAGAGCCGCAGGAAAAGCGGATGGATCAAAAAGGGTACTAACAGCAAGTGTCCCTACTGGATTTAGAAAAAGTGTGTTTAAGCCTGTGAAGTTTGAGGAAAAAGTAATCCCAGGCACACGGTTTGTTGCTGAACCAATAGCACAAATCTTAGGTAAAACAGGTAAATTTGTTAAAGAAGATTTAGGTAAGATGTCAGATGCGATTGATTACTTAGGTAAAAACATGTCAAACAAGTTTAGACCAAAAGATATTGACCCAATTATGTGGGAAAAAATGATAAAAGCGAAAACTATTGCAAAAAATATTCAGGCTAACTTAGAGTTGGACTCTATTGAAAAATCACGTCAAATGGCTAAAGCGTTTCGAGATGAAGGGTTAGATGAGGATGCAATAGCGAATATAACCAACCAATTAGAAACTAAACAGCCGATTACAAGTCCAGGCGGTTTAATGGCTAAGCAATTTAGTGAGGAAATGACAGAACGTTATGCTAAAACTGGGGCATCAGGGAAGCAGTTAATTGATGATCCCAATATAGGTTACGTTCCACACGTTGCAGAAAAAAAATCAAAAAAATACAAAGATGCAATGGGTTTTTCGAAAAGGGAATTTGCTACAATGAGCCCATCAGATATTGCCCGAACATTACTTAAATACACGGATGATGCTGGGGATGAGTTTGTTTTAAGTACAAAAACAGGGAAGTACTATCAAGATGGCCTATTAAAAGGAACGTTAAGACCTAAGCAATTAAAAGAGTTGGACGAAGAAGCCTTATCCCAAGCTAGTATATCAGAAATAAACCGAGCTTATGGCGATACCGTATTTGCTACGAATTTATCTAAATTAATGGCAATCCAAGGACTAAGAACGGCCAAGGTAGTAGGTGGGGATGAATTTTACAAAGAGGTAGCAAAGATTGGTAGCCGTGTACAGAAACCCGGAATGGTTCAGTCATCAGCTCCAGAGCTAGCAGGCAAATTTTATGATCCAGCAGTGGTATCACACATCGATAAAACATATGAAGCCCTAAAGCCACAAGAATTAAGTAATTTTATGCGTAATTATGACAAAATCCAAAATGCTTGGAAAACTACAGCAACATTCTGGAATACAGCTTTTCATAGTCGAAACGCCTTATCTAACATGTATCAAAACACACTCGCTGGGGTTAATGATCCCGCAGATTATGCAAGAGCTAGTAAAATCCAGCTTCAATCAAGAAAAGGGATTGAGGGTTTAAATGATGCGGACAAACAGATTATGAAAGAGTATCGGGAACAAGGACTTGATACAATAGGACATTTTAGTGGTGACATTGAACAGTCTATAGAAGCCCAAATTAATAGTGCATTTGATATCCTCAAACAAAGAAAAGTGGTTAAGGGGACTATTCAAGGAATAAACCAAGTTACCGGAGCCGTAGGTAATGGGGTCGAAACAAATGCAAAACTTGCGCATTACATTGCTAAAAGAAAAGAAGGGTTAACACCATTTGAAGCTGGGGAATCGGTTAAAAAGTATTTGTTTGATTATAAAGATTTAACACGTCTGGAAAAAGATGTCTTTAAGCGATTAATGCCATTCTATACATTCACACGAAAAAACATACCTCTTCAAATAGAAACATTAATTAAAGACCCATCAAGGCAAACCAAATTGATTAAGTTAAAAAACAATGTAGAGGTGTACGCAGGTGATGACCAAACAAGTGGGTTATTGCCAGAATACATGCAAAACGCAAGCCCAGTATTTATCGGTAAGAAAGATGGTAAGTTACGCTACATTAAGTTAGAAGGGTTTTTACCCACAGCCGATCTAAACCGTTTAAGTCAGCCAGCTCAAGAATTATTGGCATTAGTAAGCCCAATTATTAAGGCCCCTACAGAACAAACCCTAAACTACAATTTCTTTTTTGGGCAACCATTAACACGACAAAAAGGGATTAAGGGGTTTACTGGTTATGGTGAAAGGGATTATTTGTTTACACGAATCCCTGGCAGACTTGAGCATTTAGCACGGTTGTATCGTCCGATGACGGAGTTAGAAAAGATATTTGGTGATAAGTATACCTTTCAAGATGGGCCAACCAAAGCATTTAACTTGTTACTTGGTGGAAAGGTGTATGAGTATAAAACAGAAGATTTGTTAAGAAAGTTTAATAAGTTATCAGATGAAGAAGCGAGAGGAATTAAGTACCAAATAAATAAGATACGTAGAGAAATGGAAGAGTACCCAGAGAAGGCTTATAAAAAAGATAAAGATTTAAAAACAATGATAGACCTGTATATCAAAGTAAAGAAACAAGCAGGCTTACAAAAACAAGCCGCAGCTAAATTAATAGAACGGGAGTAACCACAATGCCAAAATTAGGAAAAAAGAAATACGCATACACAAAAGCAGGAATGGCCGCATACAAGAAGGCGAAAGCTAAGAAAACGGCTAAAAGGAAATAAATATGAAGCGCAAAAAAAAGGTTTCTGCAAGTGTTAAATATGCCAATGGGACAACGTATAAAGATAGTGCAGGAAAAACCCACAAACGAACGTCTGCTAAAGGAACTAAAAGGGGGGATGCTTATTGTGCAAGATCAAGCGGCCAAAAACAAACTGAAAAAGTTAAAGTACGACGTAAGGCATGGGGGTGTCGTGGCAAAAAATCTGTGAGGGCAAAATGAGTGCGGCTTATTGGGCCAATAAAGTCAAATGGTAAACCAGAAAGGAATGTGCAATGAACATTAGAATTAGGTTCGGGTTGCCACCACAACCGAACCCACTTAAACGAGCAAAGAACCAAGTTCAAAAAACACAAAGTAAAGTAATTAGATGTGGCCATCCAATTAAGTTACGTAACACAACCGAGGTAAAGCGTGGTAGGCCCTGATCCAATAAGTATAATGGCCATGGGGATACCTGCCATTATGCGATATAACTTGTCATTAGGTATTTTTGTGATGTTTTTATTTTTACTTTTTGGGTTTGCGTTTTTTTTGAAAAAGAATAGTAATGACATAAATGAGTTAAAAGAAGATTTTAAAGGGTTTAAAGATCGTTTAGATAAAATTCAAACAGAAGCCGCAGAAGATAAAGAAAAATTACATGAGCGGATGAACGCAATGAATAAAACATTATCTGGCATTGAAGGAAAACTAGAGTTATTTATTAAAATGAAGTTGGAGAGTCATGGATAAAGTTAAAATCACACATAATTTTCACGGCACTAAATTTTCTATTTTTGATTACCGTGTAATAGGTAGCAATCTTATTAAAATGAAAACCAATGATAAGTATTTTCATGCTAGCACATTAATTGATGACTGGTATTATGAATCAGTTGTATTTAAAGGTGTTGTGCGCAATAGAAAGCCGTCAACTAAGGTTGGGTATTCGATAACATTTGAAGTGCCACGAGACGATCAATTTAGGGCATATTACAATGAACTACAAGGTCAAATAGGGAAAGGTTATGATTATAAAGGCGCAATGCTTGGATTCTTTGGTATTAAGATACAAGATGATGATAGGTATTATTGCAATGAACTAAATAATATTTTTTTAAAACATTATGCCCCAGAATTAATATCAGAAAGAACAAATTATAGCCCCAAAGATTTGCGATTAGTATTAATGGCTTGGAAATATGGCCAGTCGCAAGTATAATGAACATAACAAAAAAAAATAAAATAACTCATTTATATAAATCAATTAACCCTTCCTAGCCGAAGGGTTTTTTGTTTGTTATAATGGGGCCATGCAATCCAAAACCGGAAGCGTTGTTGAGACGTTCATCACAATTATTAGGGACAATATTGGGAATGCGTGCGGCATTTATGTTGCAAAAAAATGGTTTGGAATTGACATTTCTATTGGATTACAAATTGCGATTGGATTACAAATTTATAATGCGGTAGGCACCTATATTCAACGAAGAATATTCAATAAATATGGGGAGTCTATTGTGCTTTTTACAACGAAGGTGTTTGAGGCTATTGTACTTTATACAACGAAGGTGTTCAATTTTGCAAAACCAAAAAAAGATTAATGAACAAGAGTATGTCGAGATTTTATCCGGTTTACAAAGAGAAATCGATATAATCAAATTGGATATGCAACAAACGAAAGATTTAACGATGAAACGATGGAACGATATTGATGTGCAAGTAAGCACTTTTAATGAAAAATTTAATCACTTTTCAAATGGTTTTAAATCCATTGAACGTAATATGGTAATAGGTACTGGTTTAATATTGGTGTTCATCAGCTTTTTTAGCCTCATTTTATTAACAAAATTATAGTGTTTATTGTTTGGACATATTAAAAACAATCGATACGTATTGAGGCTAAACCAAATCCTTTAATAGCTAATAGCAAAAACGTGTGTAACTTGTATGTTTACATAGCCCTCGAGGTATTGTTTGTGCATGGATCAAGCAAATATATATCGTGAATTATCCGACGTAGAAGCATTTTGTGCTGATGTCTTGGAAATTGGCGAGGATTTATGGGAATTACGTGAAAAGTTACTTATTAATATCATCAATATAGGGGTAACAAATCATTCCTACATTATAAGTGCTAAAATTAAAAAAATAGCTGAGCTTGGGAAAAAACTAAGCTTGTTATTAGAATTTATTACACGGGCATTAATAGCTATAGGAAATAACGATGTCCCATATCACGTAACCGACTTTTTATTGGAAGCTGAAAGGCTAGTACTACTTTATGTAAAGCAATATGAATCAGGTGATTTGCCGTCTAACTTTTATCACGAGTTGGAGGAATTGTTTAATGATTATTTAGATAAGGAGGTACATTATTATGGCTAAACACATATCAATATCCCAAATTAATAAGTATTTGGGGTGTGGGGAGGCATACCGGCTACAATATATCGAAGGCATTAAACAGCCACCAAATGTTTCCATGATAAAAGGATCAGCGTTTCATAAGGTTGCGGAAACTAATAATATCCAAAAAAAGGTAACTAAGACTGATTTATGCTTAGATGAGCTAAAAGAAATTGCAAGTAACGATTTGGATTCAAGATTTGATAGTGAAATTACATATAAAAAAGATGAAAAGGACAATTTATCTAAAACAAAAGGTGATGCTAAAGATAGTTTAATGGGGGCAATAGATCAATTGGCAATTAACACAAAAGACGTTATTCCAATTGAAACTGAATCGGAATATAACATACAAATTCCTGGCATAGCAAAGCCATTAAAAGCAATTATTGATTGCATTACGGATGACAACAGGGTTATTGATTATAAAGTCACAGGGAAGCCAAAAACGCAACTAGAAACTGATGTTGATATACAATTAATGGCTTATGCATTAATACATCGTGTATATTTTCACAATTTTCCAAAACTTGAGTTTCACAATTACGTAACCAAGCATACTAAAACTAAGGGGCATGAGACATTATTTAAAAAAATATCAACTGAACATAATGAAAATTCAATTACCCCATTAATTAATACATTAAGAGTCGTTACCGAAAGCATTGAAAAAGGTATATTTTTACCAGCCGCTAAGGGGTCATGGCAATGCAGTCCATCAGCATGTAGTCATTACAACAGTTGCAAATACATTCACGGTAAATCGAGGTTTGGAATATGAGCATTCTAAATTTCATCAACAAGAAACTTACTTTGCAAATTTTTTGCACGGTATATGAAAAAAAAGAAATAGAATACACAACCCACGAATCATTAATGTGCCAAATGCCGTTTAAGTGTGATAAGGCTACGTTTAGGCGGCATATGATTGCATTGTTAGAGGCCCAATTAATTCAGTGCACATTTCATGAAACATACAAAGTGATTAGTTTAAATAATGTAATAGATCAAGATTTAGAACAAGAGCCTGAACCACAACAACAGGCGTTAATACCAGTAGCCACAGTGC